TATCAATATTCTTTAAAGTTCCCTTAGAAATCTTAAATAAGAACTCAGAGATAGGAGGAACTTTTAGTAACTCTATATTCTTTAGGTGACACTCAGTAAGACTATGAAAGTCAGTTCCACGGCGTGTTGCCGCCTTTGTGACTCGATTTGCTTCTTCATCACCAACTCTTTTTCTCCATTTTACAAAAGTTTCCTTATTATAATGACTGGTTACCGAAGTTATCGAGACCAGTTTTAGGAGTTCTTCTTCACTAGGAACAGAATAATATCTGACTCCATCAATAGTCTCTCTCTCAAGAGGAGAGAGATTCAATTCAACATGATTAAACATTAAAAACCAGATTCCATTTTTGCTACAATGTATTCCTTAACAAGACCCGAACGAACAATATCATCAACACTAAACTCAATTATATCAAATGATGGCATTTTACGCAAGATGTTCATAAAGTCAACAATACCATTCCTTTCATTTGCCTTATTTAAATCTGACTGTCGAGCATCTCCACAGAAACAAATTCTGGTATTTTCACCAACACGAGTGATAATACTATCAAGTTCATGAAAATTCAAGTTCTGAAATTCATCAACAATCACAATTGCATTATCTAGTGTCGTTCCACGAAGAAATGATGTGCTCCAAAATTTGATTGATTCCTGTGATTTAAGATTGCCATACAACATCTCAAAATCAGCATCAGAAGGCATCTGGAACATATACTTTACCATATTCTTATATGGTATTTGATAGATGTCTGCTTTATCTTCATGTGATCCAGGAAGAAATCCAATCTCTCTGGTTGCTACAAGAGACCTCACAAGGTATATTCTCTCATAAGGTGTATTCTCGTCTAATACATCTTTAAGTGCATTAAAGAGGGTTATAAAGGTCTTTCCTGTCCCTGCACAACCATATGCAACTAAATGCTTTCCTTCCTTATAAGAGTCAAACAGTCTTTTTTGATTATCATTAAGTGGATCTATATCCACTAAGTATGAAGAACTTAGTGGTTTCTTTCTTTTCATCTGCTTTGTTGTAAGACCAACTCCAATGGGTTGATCATTCGCAGATGCTCTTTTTCTTCTTGCCATTAGATTTTAGATACTCTTGAACCAGGTGCTTTTGATGCCTTATTTAAAACCTCATTCCATCCAGGATTTCTTGCGACCAATTTATCTCTCCATTCACCAACTTCTGCAGGTTTGGGACAAGTAGAAGGATCTGACCAGTCACGAATCCAATCACTATTTTCTTCGCACCACTTTGGCCATTCATGAACACTCAGAACTACTTCTTTTTGCTCACCCGTTTCTTTATTAATAATCGGATATGTTGCCATGCTATCAATTCAGTATAAAAATATTTAGATCCATTCCAGTGCTTCTGCTACTGTTGGAAATTGCTCTATAAAAACATTCTTACATGCTTCTGCAATGTCCATGTGCTCTTTCTGAGTTCCGTGAGCAGAACGCAAATCAATATAATGAATCCAACTGCGACAGGAACCACTCATATAAAGTCTTGTAGGAGTTGCTAAAGGAAGCACAAAACGAGCACATTCCTTTGCAATTCCATCAGTGAGCATTTCTTGATACAGTTCCATACCTCTGGAAAAATAATCTTGCATCAACATTTGATACTTCTGAACTTTAAATTCATCAATATCATCAATAGAATTCTGCCTGTTTTTTGTATCCTGACGACGAAGTTCTGGTAAAGGAATACTTGTACTCAACAAAGAACTATCAGCATATCTCTGAGAAAACTCTTGGAATGTAAAACTCCGATGACGCAAGATTTGAGCCGCAAGTCCTCTTGTCGTCTCAATCTCAAGAGTCATGAATGACTGCTCAAAGACACTCCAGTGATTGTGCTTGATACAATAACCCAACAACTTGGCATAGTTTTCATTGGTCTGATTTTTCGGATTTGACACTCTCGCAATATAGGCCATAGTTTTCTCCGCATCAGGAGTAACCGATATAAGTTTAACAGATGTGCTCATAGATTTTTTTGATGTGATTTGTAAAGTCTTCAGTTGAAAGAGTATTCTTCATTATGTTACAGGTATTGCAACAAGGTGTCAAGTTTCCTTTAACATAACCAACACTACTATCAATTCTATCAATACCATTTCTAGGGTATTGTTTTCCCCTAATATACTTTAATTCTTTTTCCTTTGGCAAAGAACCACAATATGTGCAGGGTTGTTTTATTAGAGTTTCAATGTCTTCAGATACTAGTTGAAAATCAATATTTCTTTTTAAAGCAGAATTTTTATAAGCACGAAGCACAGAATTAGTATATGTTTTTTCTGTGCTTCTAGTTTTTCCATTTTTTCTTGCTATTTGTGCTTTATTGCATCCACAACTTTTTTGCCTTTTAATATTGGTCAATGTGCCCTTAGTCTCTTTTCCACATAAATGACATTTTCCTATGGCATGTTTTTTGTTGTGCCCGTTTTTATTTTTTGCATAGAAAATGGATAAAACTTCCATATGAAATATATTGATTATAAACTATTATTATTTATCAATATATTTCATTGACCAAATCCTTTTGAGTTCTTTTTATCTATATCAGCAATTTGTTGTTTTACCGAACGCAATTGTGATTTCATTTCTCTGATGTTTTCTTCACTGTAGAGATAATCTTTCTCTATTAGTCTTTCAAGCAATTTTACCAGTTCTTTTGCTTTTTTTGTTTCAGTCATTTTCTTCCTCAAAGACTTCATCGTAATCTTCAATATATTCACTATATGGATTATAGTCTACTTTATCATCTCTATCAGAATTTACTTCTGCCTTCAGAGAATCTAAAAGAAGTTCCAAATTACGAATGATCAAATTAACTTTTTCTTTTTCCATACACCATATTACTACGTTACAATTATAGCATAAAAAAGAGGGTCTTGCGACCCCCTGACAGTTTTAAAGTAAGTAACTCACTTTTTGTAAATACGACCACGATAACAGAATGTACCGTGTGTTTCTTTTGACTCTACACAACGAGTATCATACTCAACACCACGATATGAGGTGTGAAGAACTTGTGCGTCATGTAGTGCAGATGCTTTGTTGATCTGCTTTTTAATCATTTGAAGTGTGTTCATTTGTTTACTCCTAAAGAAATGGGATGGTTAATCGCCGTTCCTTCAGTCGTGTGCGTCCCAATAGCATTCAGGATTTGACTCCTTCATTACTTCAACTAACTCAATCTTAAGAGAATTACTAATGTTCCCATTTTTCTGCATACGCAGTATGATAGCATCAGTTTGCTGACAAGTGAGAGTTGAATAGAATAGTAGTTCTAACATGAGATCAACGGTTCCGTTGCGCGACTTACTTGCGTCAGAGTTTCCTCTGATGAACGATAGGTCTATTATAGACCCTATACCATATTTAGTCAAGAGGTTTCTGAAAATCCCTACAGACCAAAAAATTGCCAGGATTTTTTTGCCGATATTTTGGAATTATTTCCGCTTTTTGGTTGGGGGTGGTGGTTCTAGTCCCCATAGTTTTGGATTGGTTCTTCCCATACCAAAATCAATCCCCTTTAAATTCTCACGAAACTTATCCCAGTACATATTAAAGATACGAACTTCTTTTTGACTACGAGTCAAATCATATCTCGTTTCTCCATCAACCACATAAGTTATTATCATGGCATCATAAGGACAATCTTTGGTGGATACTTGTTCCCAAGTTCCATTCTCAACTAAAATTTCGCACCCATATATGGATTTGGAATTTTCTTTTTCTGATGGTGTCCATGAAGTCATAGACTGTTCCTCTTCTGTTTTAACAGGAGCATCTCCCAATTGATTTGCCATAATTAAGAACGATTACCCCAAATAATGTCTGGATATGCTTCACTTACAATTTCTTTTGTAATCTTATATCTATCTGAAAGTTTTTTATCCTTACACAGACAAACAATCTCTGCTTCTAATGGATGAAGTCCCTCAAGAATATTGATGAACATCGTTTCACGACGAACACCGCTCATAGCATCATTACCACCCTTAAGGAAGTGGTAGAAGTTCTTAAACTCTCTACGAATTGTGGTGTGTCCGTTTTTATCACTCGAACCCATTGAGAATGAATCCATTTCATGCATTCTACGAACTTCTTCTGAGATTTTAGTACTCAAAGTTCCATTTGATGATGCCTGATCCTCAAATCCAGAATAAGGAACTTCCCCCTCAGGAAGCATAGAGATTATACTTTCATCAAAGTTCCAAATTAATGTTGCCTTCAAAGAATCATGCTCATACTTCTTCAGAACTTCAATCTTCTTTGCCTTACTTCTCTGTTTTGATAAGAGATCTAAAACTTCAAAGACAAATGGATTTTTTGGTAGTTCCAGTGATACTGCCTTAGTCGTTGTCGTTTTCTTCTTCGTTGTTGTCGTCATAGTTTTCAAAATTAAATGCGATTACTTCATCCGGAATTAAATTTCCTTGCTCATCAAACATCTCAGGATGATATCTCGGTGCCTCTCTATAGTTCATCATGTATTCTCTGGCAGTCCAACCAATCATTAGACCCACCATGAGAAATAAAATAGTCAGAAATGAACCAAATACTAAACTAGTTGCTAACATTTTTCTTATTCCGGTATGTCTTGATGGAAAACTCAAAATGAATATTTACTTTCCATCTTAGAAAGCAAACCATCTTTTCAAACATAATAATGTGAAATTGCCCTGTTTGCTTTCTTTTACCTCCATTGAGCAAGAATTCAACACCACGATTCCTGTGGTCTTCATTTTTATTTATGTTAAGACTTGATGACTTGTTGTTCTCTGAGGAATTTGATTGTGTCAACACATCCTCCTAATTTTTTATTGTCACATACTACTTGCGGAAAAGTAGAACCCCTACCAAATTTAGCATAGAATTCTTCTCGTGTAAAGTCTTCCTCAAGATTATAAGACACGAACTGTGTTCCTGTCAACTCCAATACTTGTTTAATCTTGTAGCAATGAGGACAATTTTCTTTTGTGTATACTTTAAAATTCATATTATTTTTTTTCCTTTATATATTATACCACAGAAATAAGAATAAATAATTGAAAATAGATTTTGTAATGGGCAATTTTTCTGATAGAGGGTGGTATTACCTTCCTGAAATTATTACTAAAGAAGAAGCAATAAGAATTAAGTATCAAAATCTTTGTGGTGCTATGAGTGATTTGGGATCACTTGAAGGACACTGGGATAAAGAAAGAGGAAGAGTATTAACTTGTTATGCTCCACCATCATCTACTTTTGTAGTCCATAAAGTCAAACCAATTCTTGAAGATCTATTAGGAGAAGAACTTATTCCTTCTTACTGGTTTTCTACAACTTATCATAACAAAGGTTGGATGAAATGTCATACTGATAGACCATCATGTGAAGTATCAGTTACTATGAATATTTTTGGTGATGCAAAATGGCCTATAAAACTTAAAGATCTTACAGGAAAACGTCAAGAAGTTGTAACTCCTACAGGTGATGGACTAGCATATCTAGGAACAAAAGTTCCTCATTGGAGAGACCCTTTAGAGACTCATGAAAATGATAGTTTTATGCAATTGTTCCTACATTATGTAAGAAGGAATGGTCCTTATGCAGAATATGCTTATGATAAGAACCAAAAGTGTTATGACTTATTAACCACCAAAAAGTGTTTAATTAATTGAGTCATTTTTATCAGTATACATTTATATTGTACATATCTTCTATCTCTTTATCAATCTCTGCTTTCGTAGACATACCTTGAACAGTCATCCAGTTTACCATTGCATAACGAGTTCCTGAGATGACTGGTTCTACTTTATGAAGATAAAATTGCGAAGATGGAAATGCAACTAATAATCCTGGTTCTGGTTTAATACGAACTCTAAGATCTGGAAATACGAATTCCCCACCTTCAAAATCATCATTCAGAAAAAGAATTGTTGATAAATCTCTATCTACAGACTTCTTCCAGATGATAGAACCATCAGGGTTCTTCCACCTTGATACTGCATCATAATGAGATTTATAGTGTCCTCCTGGTTCGTATATAAGCAACTGAGGAAGTTCACT